TATTAAATTAACTGGATTGTTTGATGGTTCAGGACAAGAAGAAAATATTGCTAGAATTCAAGCAAACACATTGTATGGAGCATTAGATGCTAACAACGTACCACTAAGAAGTGGATTAAGTTTAAGCAATACGGCTAAACCATATTATGGGCTAACAATAAATCGTTGCTGGTATGATACCGACACTGGATCAGGATCAGTAGAATTATACTGGAGAGCAAATAATAGTCCGCAAGCAGAACCAGATTCTGGTATACCAATTCTATTCATGCAAGGTAACGGAGAATACGATGGTGCAGGTAACTGGATTACAATTAAGAATCCAAGTGTAAATGCAAATACAAATGGTGATATCAGTATTCACACCAGAGGCCAAGTTGCTAATGCAAGCTATACAATCATTCTAGAACTGCGTAAAGATAATGCATACTATCAGCGTGGTCAGTTTAATGATCCAGCAGCATTTAACTATCCACCATATAGTATCACACCATAATTAAATGAAAGATATTGTTAGTTTAATTTTTGATAATAACTTCACTGAAGCAAAAGAGAAGTTAGAAGCTATTATTAATCAAAAAATTGAAGAAAAGATTTTTGAAAAAAGAGTTGAACTTGTTTCAGAAATGTTTGACGAGTTAGATTGTGATTTAAATATAGAAGAATTAGATGAAGCTAAAAATGTGCAACGCTCTGGTAGAACTAAAGTAGTAAGAGTTCGTGTTCGTGGTGGCAAAGTACAAACTAGAAAGAAGTTTTCTGCCGTACAAGGATACACTCTACGTGGTGGTAAATTAGTACGCATGTCATCGCAAGAACAACAAAAAAGAAAATTAGGTGCCCGTAAAGCTAAATTTAAACGCAGAGCAAAATTACAACAAGCATTAAGAAAAAGACAAAGGTCTTTAAGTAAAAGAAAGGCAATGGGAATATGAAACTCATTAAAGAAGTTTTTGACACAGTTAATTATCTCACAGAAGATAAAGACGGACAAAAACAAATGTACATTGAAGGACCATTTCTTGTAGCAGAAAAGAAAAACAAGAATGGTCGTTTGTATGAATATAATACGATGAAAAAAGAAGTTCATCGTTATACTGAAGATTATATTAACAAAAATCGTGCTTTTGGAGAACTAGGACATCCAGACACTCCTACAATCAACTTGGACCGTGTTGCCATTCTAATTACAGGACTGCGTGAAGATGGTACTCAGTGGATTGGTAAAGCAAAGGTGTTAGACACACCTATGGGCAACATTGCTAAAAAAATCATTGAAGGTGGTGGCCAAGTAGGGGTATCATCTAGAGGATTAGGTTCTCTTAAAAATGTGAACGGTGTCAATGTTGTACAACCAGACTTTTATCTTGCCACAGCGGCTGATATTGTAGCAGATCCTTCCGCACCCGGAGCTTTTGTCGAGGGCATTATGGAAGGTAAAGAATGGATGTTAGTAGATGGCGTTTGGACAGACAAAGATCAAACTCAAGCTATTCGTCAAATTAAACAAGCGAGTAGAAAAGAGATTGAAGCAGTAAGTCTACGCATATTTGAAAACTTCATAAAAAAACTTTAATTATAAATATCCAATATAGAAAAACAAGGAGATTTCTAAAATGCCTAAATTCAATCTTTCTGAAGCCGCTAAAGAAATTTTAGACGCATCTGTTGCATCTAAAAGAAGTGGTCAAGATTCACCATCAAAACTACCATCAAGTGTAGCTTACGGCACTCAAGAGGTAGGTTCGATCGGTACCGATCCCGAAAAAACAGATGAGGAACTACCTGATTACACAAAAGGTGTTCCTACAGCAACTCCACCAGGAGCAACACCTCCTGTAGGTTCAGAGCCAATGAAGAAGCTTTCTGGTCAACCACAAGAAACAATGGGTCGTGGTGATCTGAGAACTATTCAACAATCTGACGCTACAGATATGGCTGCTATTCGTGACCGTATTGCTGGTAAGCTAGCCCCACAAACAATGCCTATGAATCCTGGTGCTACATTCCAGTCATATCACGAAGGAATCGATATGTCTGATGACGTTGCAGCATTACTAGAAGGCGAAAACCTATCTGATGATTTCAGAAATAAAGCAACAACTATTTTTGAAGCGGCTGTTCTGTCAAGAGTCGAGACAATTGTTGAATCAATCGAATCAAATCTAACAGAAGAATTCCAAGTTGCTATCGAGCAAGTTAAGGAAGACTTAGCTGAAAAACTGGATGATTATCTGACATACATGGTTGAAGAATGGATGCAGCAAAATGAACTAGCAGTCGAAAGAGGCCTACGTGCCGAAATCGTTGAAGAATTCATTGGCAAACTACGCAATCTATTCGTAGAATCATATATCGATATCCCAGAAGAAAAAGTTGATGCAGTAGAAGAATTAGTTGGTCGTGTTGAAGAACTAGAAGATGCTCTGAATGAAGAAATTCAAAAGAATGTCGAGTTCACAAAAGCGATTAACGAACACAGAAAAATCGAGGCTATACACGCAGCATGTGAAGGCCTTACACAGACTCAAGTAGAAAAAGTAAAAGCACTCGCAGAGGGTCTAGAATTTACTACTGAAGAAGATTTCGGAGAGAAGCTAGAGACAATCAAGGAATCATATTTTCCAAGTCAAGTAAAAGCTGCCGAAACGTCTGATCTGAACGAAGAAATTCAAATTGAAGATGAAGATAAAAAAGCAGTTCAATCTTCAGATCCAATGATGAGTGCTTACGCTCAGGCAATCACTAAAACTTTGGCAAAATAAATAAAAAACCAATAATAAAAAAGGAGATTTAGATGTATCTATCTGAACAACTACAATCAAAATGGAAGCCAGTTCTGGAGCATCCAGAGCTAGAAGCCATTAAAGACCCTTATAAGAAAGCGGTCACAGCAATGGTTCTTGAGAACCAGCAACAAGCTATGCAACAAGACGCTGGCCTACTGAATGAAACAACATCAGCAGGTCCTACTAACATCACAGGCGGTGTTCAAAACTTTGACCCAATTCTGATTTCGTTAGTTCGTCGTGCATTACCTAACCTTATTGCTTATGATGTTGCTGGCGTTCAGCCAATGACAGGTCCTACAGGACTGATCTTTGCAATGAGAGCAAGATATGCTAGCCAAGGCGGTGGTGAAGCTTTCTATAACGAAGCTAACACTATCTTCTCTGGTACTAGCTCACAAAGCAACCCATACGGTTTTGCAGGTACTCCAGCAACCGACGTTGGTACAAACCCAGTCGCCAGCTTAACAGCTAATGCTTACACAACTGGTATTGGCCTACCAACTGCAACTGCTGAATTCTTGGGTTCAGAGTCTAATGCAGCATTCCAGCAAATGGCATTCAGCATTGAGAAAGTTTCCGTAACTGCTCAAAGCCGTGCATTGAAAGCTGAATACTCACTAGAACTAGCACAAGACCTGAAAGCAATCCATGGTCTAGATGCTGAGACAGAACTAAGCAACATTCTGTCAACAGAAATTCTAGCTGAAATCAACCGTGAAGTTATTCGTACAATCTACACCACTGCTGTTGCTGGTGCTCAGTATGGTACAACAACTGCTGGTTATTTCGACCTAGATACAGATTCAAATGGCCGTTGGTCAGTTGAGCGTTTCAAAGGTCTGATTTTCCAAATCGAGCGTGATGCTAACGTAATTGCAAAGCAGACTCGTAGAGGAAAAGGTAACGTTCTGATCGTTTCTTCAGACGTTGCTTCAGCTATGGCTATGGCTGGTGTTCTACAATATACACCTGCTCTACAAGCTGACCTACAAGTAGATGACACAGGCAATACATTTGCTGGTCTACTACATGGTCGTATCAAGGTTTACATCGATCCATACTTCGGTGGTTACACAAGCAACCAAGAACTAGTAACAGTTGGATATAAGGGTGCATCTCCTTATGACGCTGGTCTGTTCTACTGCCCATATGTTCCACTACAAATGGTTCGTGCTGTTGACCAGTATACATTCCAACCAAAAATTGGATTCAAGACTCGTTACGGTATGGTAGCTAACCCATTTGCACAAGGTCTAGCACAAGGCAATGGTGCTCTATCTGCTCGTAGCAATGTGTACTATCGTATTTTCGGGGTAAAAAACCTGATGTAATTGATGAAGTCACCATTAAGAGTGACGATTAAGAGACTCCTTCGGGAGTCTCTTTTTTTTATATAAATACTCCATAAGGAGATAACATGGCTCAACTAATTCGACCACCACAGAATACTAATTTTTTACAATCTACAAAGTTTGTATTGACTTTTCCTAGAATAAGCAATACACAATATTTTTGTCAAGAATTTAATTTACCTGGTGTATCAACATCTGAAATAACTTATCCTACTCCTTTTGTCGATCTGTATATTCCTGGCGATAAACTAGTTTATGAACCATTGAACGTTACATTTATTGTTGATGAAGAAATGGTTTCGTGGACAGAAATTCATGATTGGTTAAGGGCTATGACATTTCCTACCAATTTTGAAGAATACAAAAATCTAAAAAATTTATCTTCAGTATCATATAATTCACCAAAACCACAATACTCAGATGGTGTTTTAAATGTATTGAGTGCATTAAACAATCTAAAACTTTCTGTAAAATTTACAGATATCTTTCCAACGTCACTATCTGCCATTCAGTTTAATTCTACAGATACAGACACACCAACAATGACTGCCACGGCAACATTCAGATATTCTTGGTACGATATAAAAAGAACTTGACAATAATTAATTGGCTATGATATAATCAAGATTGGTTAACTTTTATAGTTTTTTTATTATGGAAACTTTAGAACAAGTATTGAAATATTGGGAAACTGATTCTGTCGTTGATGAAACGGAACCGTCAAGAGAAATCATTCGTATCCCAAATCTGCATAGTAAATATCTGAACATTATGACAAAGCATAAGATCGCTGTCAAGAAAGCTACCTTTGATTACCATCGAATGAAGAAAATCAAGTGGGAATACTATACAGGTAAAATGGATGAAGATGAATTGAAACAATACGGATGGGAACCGTTTCGTTTTACCCTCAAATCCGATGTGTCTACATACTTAGAGAGTGATGGTGATTTAATTAAACTTCTAGAGAAAAAGGTATATCATGAAGAAGTCGTTGAGGTCTGTACTGCTGTTCTTAAAGAACTAGCAAACAGAACATGGCAACTTCGTGAACATATGACACATGAGCGATTCATCCAAGGAGCAAGATAACTTAGTTATCACAAAAAAGAATGAAGTATATGCACACATTGAATGTGAAAAGCATTTAGCCAAAGAGCTATCTGAATATTTCACTTTCTTTGTTCCTGGGTATCAATTCACACCAGCATTTCGCAATAGACTTTGGGATGGAAAGATAAGGTTATTTGACCAAAGAAGCAATACCATCTATCTAGGTCTTTTACCATACATAGAACAATTCGCTAGTGAACGACAGTATGATATTGGATATGGTGATCCAAGACCAGACTTAACAGACGATTTCTCAGTATACCTTGCTAATAAATTTGTAGAAGAACTAAGTTTACATTCTCAAAGAAAATCAATACAAGTTCGTGACTATCAGCTAGAAGCTTTTGTTCATGGTATGCGTCACAGGAGAGCATTGTTATTGTCTCCTACAGCATCAGGTAAGTCTCTCATCATATACCTTTTTATACGTCAATTCCTTGAATACAAGGGCTACAGAGGGTT